GCATCTGCACGTTCAGATGTTGATATGCATATTGGCGGAACATTACCAGCAGTAAATAATCCCGGTGCTAACACACCAACACTTCAAGCACTTCAAACAGCAATTCGTGCGCTTGAGAACAACGATGCAAAAAAACTAAAATCAAAGTTAAAAGCATCTGTTGGAATTTCGACAGAGCCAATCAGAGAATCATACATTGCAATTTGCCATCCTGACCTACGTCAGGACATTCAGGCACTTCCCGGTTTTGTAGCCGCAGAGAAGTATTCTGATCAAGGCGATGCAATTGAAGGTGAGATTGGTGGCGTAGAAGGTATACGCTTTATCACTACGACTCAAGCAGTTCCATTTAAAGATGCTGGTGACACTAATGGTGTTGCAAACTGTGTATCTACAGGTGGAGCAAATGCTGATGTGTATCCTGTCCTTATTTTTGCAGAGGACTCAATAGGTTGTGCAACATTAGGTGGAATGGATTCACTCCGATCTAAGGTTGTTATGCCTAAGCCCGGCCCCGGTGATCCACTAGGACAGCGTGGTACGGTAGCATGGGATACATTCTATTCCTGTGTCATCCTCCAAGATTTGTGGATGTACAGATTAGAAGTAGCTTGTACTAAACTTTCATAATTAATTAGCCCCTTCTAATGGGAGGGGCATAACAATTAAACTTTTAATAAGGAATATATGGACTCTTTAAAAACTAAAATAACGAGTGCCAAGCAGATGTCTGCGATTGACTTTGTCAATTTTGCAGACGGCCTTACTTGGGCCGCCGCAACCTATAAGCGTGTTCTCTTCATTCCAGAAGGAGCAAGAGTTTGTGGTTTTGGTATCAATGTGAATATTGTATGTGGAAGTTCTACTGGAACTAACACCATTACAATCGGTCATGATGCTGGTACTGCTCAAACCGATACAGGTATGGGCCATATTGCGGCAACAGCAGATGTTGATGCATATGCAAAAGCTGTAACACTTGAAACAGTTGGTTATACAGGCCCGGAGCGTGGCCCAGTAGATGCCGCTGTAACAGCAGGGGTTGAACTAATGGGTAAACCTCCAACTGTAACAAGTAACGCAGACTACACTTATGCCCCAAGTTCCACAAAGGCTTGGTCAGATTCTGGCGAAAAGGTTGTACCAGTTATTGGATATGTAACAACTGGAGCAACTCAATCAACAGGGTGTTTACATTGGTGGGTAGAGTATGTCTTTGATGCCAACATAGTTTGGACTCAGGCAGACTTAGCCTAATAGTATAATTCAGATAGTGGGGTGATGTTCTCTTACTAAGGAAGTCACCTCACTAATGATTTAATAATAATAAGGAGAAATATGTCTATCGCAGGCGGTTTATTACCAACAGAAAATTTACCAAAACAAAAGAGGGATAGCGGATACGCTCCAGCAGGAGATGGACGCTTTGTGGTATTACCTAACGGTATGAAGATGGCGGCAGAGTTTAAAAAGGGCGATACAGTCCCAGAGGGCCATGCTGTAATAAACATCGAATATGGTAAGGATAATACTGAAATGGGGCCAGTACCTGTGACACATGGAGATTGGACAATAGTTATACCAAGAGGAACTGATAGAGTTGTTCCCCTTCAACATATGAACATACTGAATGATGCTATTACCACTGATTACTTCCAGAAGGATTTGTCACAAGGTCTTACCCCAAGAACGAATAGACGATTCAACTTCACAGTCAAAAAATATCCAAAGACAGGACAAAAGGCTGGTGTTGAATTTGATGATAAATCTGAACCAATAACGAAGGAAGATATAGAAGGAGCAATGGAGCGTCATGAGGTTATTGACCTTGACCAATAATGAACCGAAAGCAGATAAGAGAAAGAGTTGAAACAGCATTACAAGATTCTGCAAACAAACACTGGACAGATGGTGAACTCAACACTTATATAAATGATGCTCTAAACGAATTTACAAGACGAGTTCGATATCCACAGGTTGAAGGTTATGCAACTAATGGATCATCTACCACTGTTATAGGTGAAGCCACTAAGACTGGTACATTAACAGCAGATAATAAGACAGCAACCATTACATTTAGTACAGCGCATGGATACTCAGCAGGCGATGCTATTAATGTTAGTGGGGGCGGCCCTACTCAGTTTAATGGGTCATTTAATATTACTGTTCCCTCAACTACCACTCTAACATATCAAGTAAGTACGGCTGGTACTGTATCTGATGCAAGTGTCTCAGTTTTCCGTATAGGGCCAGACTTTACAATTCCAACTACAATTGCAGAGATAGTTTCTATTACCTTAGATGGTAGGGAGCTTAATATCTTTACAGAATCAGAACTTAATGCGGCGGCCTCATCCAGAGGCAGTAGGCATTTTATGTTGGAATCTTCAATGGGTTTCCATCCTAATGCATTTTCTTCTATAGTAACATCCACAGATAATACACCTAGATGGCGTGACCAGACAGGCCCAATAGAAGCGGCAGTATTCAATAACAGGACAGCAGGCACATTTAGGATATTTCCACTACCAAAGGCAGATAAAGACCTGTATGTGGATAAGGATGCAACAGCAAAAGTATTTCATTCTCTCAAGATACGTGGAGTTCCAAAGGATAACTCCCTATCAACAGACACAACAGAACCAAAGGTAAATGCATACTGGCATGAGGGATTAGTATGGGGGACATTAGAAAGAGCATATCTAAAAGAATCACAACAGAGAAATGCAGAGAAGTCAGGATTTTACAGACAAAAATTCTTGGAAACTGTAGCACAAGCTAGTACAATGGAAGGTATGACATCAGGTGCACTTTCAGAAGGGCGCAATCAATCAGGCTTTGTAGTTAATAGGAGTTTATAATGGGTAAAAAAACAAAAAAAGAAACTAAGGAAGAAAGACGGAAGCGGAAGATCGCTGAAAAAAATAAATGGGATGAAGGTTATTTTGGAACAGGAAGTGGGGGTACTGCTTTTGCTATGCATGGGGTAGACCCAAGTCCTAAAGATAGGTATCGTTATACGGCTGGCACTATGGGTAAACCTGCTGAAGTGGCTAGTCATTGGAAGTCAAAGAGACCCAAGGTAAAAAAACGTAGAGTAGGTATGCTTGAAGAAAGAGGGTTATGAATGTCTAGAAACTTAACTAAAGAACAAAAAGAAAAAAAGAAAAAAAGAGATACAAAAATAAATCAAAGACCTGATCAAATACAAAAACGTGTAGCATTAAACGCTTACAACCGTAAAAATAAAACATATGGAAATGGAGATAATATGGATGCTTCACATAAAGGTGGTAAAATTGTAGGGTTTGAAAATCAATCAAAGAATCGTGGTAGATTAGGAGAAGGAGGCCGTAAGAAAAAGAATAACGGCGGATTTCTGGCTAAATCAAAATTAAAGTCTATGTATAAAAATACAGCATAATAATGAAAGGATAATATGCCGGGAGTAAAAAGAAAAAGGAAGATGAGTCAGAAAGAAAAGGGAAAACTAAAAAAACATTTGGAAAGTTTAGGTTGGACTCCAGATCACATTGACATCCAATATAAAGGAAAGTACGGAGATTGGCTTAAATGAGCGCAGGCGTATACAACATTGAGATAGAACAGGGCGGTGACTATGCACTAGCGGTAACCTATAAGGACTCCGCAGGGTTGGTTTTTGACCTGTCATCAGGGTATACAGCACAATTAAATATTAAGGAGTCATATCTTGACGAGACTCCAATAGATAGTTTGACTACAGCCTCTGGAGAGATTAAACTAAATAATGGTATAGGAACATCAGTAAATGGTACTATTGCAGTAGATTCTAGTCAATCTGTAGTAACAGTAACAATAAACAGTGGTGAGCACGGCTTTAATGCAGGAGAATTTATCAATATCTCAGGTGCGGCACCGCAGGAATATAACGGAGTATTTGAAGTAATATCAACACCTACAGCAGGAACCTTCACGTACAACGCAATAGCAGGGGACACAGTTACTGACTCTTCTGTAGCATTTTATAAGATTAAGGCAAATATAGAGATAGAAATAGGACACGGTACTACAGCGGCCTATGATTTTAGTCAGGCATTTTACGATTTACAATTGGATCAAGCAACAACAACTACCAAGGTACTTAGGGGTAAGGTTAACCTAGTAAGAGAGCTTAATAGCTAATGGCGGCAAATCAAGTAACAGTATCTACTCCCGGCCCGGCTGGTGCAATAGGGATGACCTATGAGGGGTTTTGGACAGTCGATGATGTATATCAAGTACGTGACTGTGTTCGTTATACAAACGGTAATCTATACTTTTGTAATGTACAACATACAGCGGCTACAAGTAATAATCCTCTAGTTAATACCACATACTGGTCACTCTTTATCAACGCAGATGACGCATTCCTATGGGCTACTAGGCCGAAACATACACAGATATCAGACTCACTAGGAAACACTGGCTATAGCGCACTCCATCAAGCGGCTAAGGCACAGGATTGGGCGAAGCTCACTACAGATGCAGTAACCAATGATGCTAATGATGCAGACGTAGGATACAGTGCAAAAGCATGGGCGATAGGCGGAACTGAAGTTACAAGTACAGCAAGTCGTGGTGCCGCAAAGGAATGGGCCACTACAACTGGTGCAAAGGTAGATGGAGGCTCTGGTGATTATAGTTCAAAAGAATATGCGATAGGTACTACAGCATCTACTGGTGGTAGTGCTAAAGATTTTGCCACTTATGTAGGTGGCGGTGTAAGGGGTTCCACATCAGACCATTCAGCTAAAGCGTGGGCTATAGGTGGAACAGGCGTTACAACTACTTCTAGTAAGGGAGCCGCAAAAGAATGGGCAACCACTACAGGGGGAGCAGTAGATACAAGTGAATACTCTGCTAAAGAATACGCCATAGGCACAACAGCTACCAGTTCTAAGACATATGCAACTAAGGTAGACGGAGCAGTTACAGGAACAGATTTTAGTTCTAAAGCATGGGCTATCGGAGGAACGAATGTAACTACAACCGCATCCAGAGGTGCGGCAAAAGAATGGGCGACAACAACTGGTGGACAGGTAGATACTTCTGAATATTCTGCAAAAGAATATGCTCAAGGCTCAGTATTAGCGGCAGGGGGTTCTTCTAAGAATTGGGCGCAATTAGCCACAACTCCTTCAACTACAGCAACAGATGCTTCTGCGAAGGAATGGGCTACTGGTGTTTCCACACATAAGAATGAAGGCTCTGCTAAAGATTGGGCAATATACACGGCAGGAGATGTTAGAGGTGCCGCTTCAGGAAGTATGTCTTCAAAGGAATGGGCAGTAGGTACACAAGGTAGAGGAGTTGCCGGAGAAGGGTCATCTAAAGATTGGTCAACAAGGACAGGTGCAACTGTAGATGATGCAGAGTATTCTGCTAAGGAATATGCAACAGGAACGACAGCCACATCATCCAAAACATATGCTACTAAAGTAGATGGTGCAGTAACAGGCACAGACTTTAGTTCAAAGGCTTGGGCGATTGGAGGAACAAACGTAACTACTACAGCCAGTAGAGGAGCCGCTAAGGAGTGGGCTACTTCTACAGGAGCGGCTGTTGACACGAGTGAGTATTCAGCAAAAGAATATGCTGTTGG